CACCCGCGCACACCGTAGTAAACCGGGTATTGGCGTGTCGACTCTTGTCGATCATCCAAGGAACCTTAAAGCAATATCGTTGCCCATCAGTTTTACCTACGCGAGACTCTCTTCACAACCTTAATCATGAAGACCTCTCCCATTCAAATAGCCGAAGTCGAATCGACGGACGCCGTTATCTGCTTGTAACAGATCTCGACGCCCAACGAAACGCTCCTCGGCTTGAGGAATTGGGAAAAGTGGCGTTGTGGGAGGGATTTCTCTTTCTTCGTTCTTATATTCCAGATATGCGACGTGGCATTTTTGCTCGTCTAGCATTTCTTGGATATCTGAATCCAGATCGAGGGAACCCTTCCCCCACAGCTCTTCATGATCATCATCTCTTTGTCTCTTCTTCTTACTATAGTCCTCATCATCGCGAATTTCACTAAGCACTTGGCGGCATATTACATCACCAAATGCTTCGGAGAAACTGTCTCGGTTGTGGATTAGGCGTGGAGCAAAAGCTCTCCAGTTCAGGCCGACCTCACCCTGTCCGTAACAACGGATAGGCTTGGAATACTCAAGGCACAGATCCATGTGCGCGGGGCCACCTTTGAACCAATTACACGTCCTTTCCACAAGTCCAGAGAAATCGATTGGCTTTCTTGATTGTTCGAGATCACCCATTGTCCAGGGCACTGACCAACTAGGCACAGAGATATCAATCTCCTCCATGTCAGTCAGACGGGCTTCCGGCCCGGATCCAACGAAGTAATAAGGTCGCAACTGCTCAGGGAGCTGAATCGCTCCAATAGCCCGTGCAATCTTATCCTTCAACTTCATCATAGCCATCGTGACTTCCAGTTTCTCACCCCGCGCTTTCATTCTTCCTTGTTGGGCCAAAGCCCAATCACCCGTCTTAATAATCGCATTGGCGTAGACGAGTTGTGGCCGAGTGGCTCCCCCGAAGGGAAGACCTAGACCACCAAGGAGTAGCGGGAGACCCCATGACCTGTCAGAGTTCATGAGGTGTTCGCGACAATTTGAGAACCAAATCTCCTGACATCGCTCTCTCCATCCCTCACAGGGAACTTCGGAGCCCACCCAAAGGGCGACCATCAATTGAGAAGCTAAGCTACCGATATCGATCTGATCGTCAGTTTGTCCCCTACGAGTATCCGTGAGTACGCGTCCTTGGCCCTTTAACAGGCCAGCGCATACCCAGGGTACGAGTTGAAAATTGACGTCATACTTATGGAATCCGCTCCAAAAGCGTTTTCCATCGTAGATCGGTGCTATATACTTCTCTTCCTTTTCACAAAGGTAGAAGGTCGAATTAATGACTACAAATTCATGAGAGTCATAATTCTTGCCCGGGGAAGGCTGCAGACCAGCGGCCTCAACGAAGTTCCTCCAGAGGGGAACAAATTCATCCGGACGACGGAACAATAGGTCGTCACCATTCACAAGTGGTCGCAATTCGGAAACCATCTCGCGATACTTCGGCGCATAACCGCGTCGCTGTTCGCAATAGAATTCCCAAGCGGCCCATAAAACTGCCATATTAATCAGGCAGAGAATGGGGAACGACGACGGAGAACCCATCAACTGACCATTCGTCTGATCGATCTCGGGCAGCGGCTCGCTGCCATCGTGATAATCAGACGGATAGTGCATACGATGTCCCGTCATTGAGTCAAGATAGACCGACTTAAGTCGATCATCATTGATCTTGAGCTCGTTCCAGATGAAATTGAGAGCAATAGTGGAGTAAGAAGAATCGATATTATCCGTTGCGGCCGAATAATCGGCCGACGTGTAGCCCCACTCCTTTGCCTGATACCCTTTCATATCTCGGAAGTTTTCTTGAAGAATCTTCGCAGAGATCGGTTCGCCAATAAGCCGAAATTCACGATGCAATCGCATCGCACCATGAATTTGCTTTTGTAGGCACCTTGAAAGGTGATAGCGCATAGGGGGGCCTGCTGTGATGATTCGAGCTTTCATAGGCTCGAGTACGACATGTACATCACAGTCACGTGATTCTGTGGCGGACTCCTCGAGGATCCACTCGAGGAGCATCGTTTGATAGAACGGGATGTAGATTGGAATGGGTAAACCGCGACCAGGCTTTGGATTAACAAATCCTACAAGGGCCTGGCAAGCGCCGAAGAGTTGATCTTTCTCCGGCATCTTTGCGGTCACTTTACCGAAGGCACCCTTGTCTTTCTTCGACCAGCCATAATGCGCTGACGAAGATGGAAAGACTGAGTGCCAATCGGCCGTGTCTAGGACCTGAGGTATAAGCCTCTCAAGACACGTCGCAATGCGAAATCCAATCGTACTTTCATACGGGTTAATCATGGGCCTGGCAAGCGCGGCGGCATGCTTCTTGAGAGAATCTTGGATCAAGATCTCTCGGAGAGGCAACGCAGCGCGCTTTAACCCGAGAATCCCAGCGGCGAATGAGACCATGCGGGCAGAAAGCCCCCGATCCATTCGCGCACCCGTGTACGTTCGAACGAGGCGATGAAATCGCCCACCACAGATGGAACCAACGGATTCCATCGAAATCCACTCTGGACGCTTCGGCAACTCTTTCTGCCGAAGAATCTGTGCCGAGATGGTTGTAGTTTGAAACTTAAACCAGTCCTCAAGGCTTGTAAACAGATCCAACAGCATGAAAGTCGCCATCGCGGATTTCAGAGTGGAGAGACATAGAGATTCGTTGCAGTGTACCCAATATAGGTCGAGGACTGCCTGAACGAGCGCTTGTGAGCGCGCGGCAGCCTCGGAAACGCATAGAGCTATGTCGGCTCTGCGTACCTGACTAAAGGGTTGAATAAACACTGCACCAGGAGGACAGTTACTTCCTCCAAGGTTGTGAAATCTCGGATAACGTGCCTGATTAGGCACGACCGCCGAACAAGGCGGTACTCCGACAACTTGTTCGATCATGCGTGACGTATGTAAAACCATGTCTTTCCACTGAACGGGAAATTCACGTGATTCAGACGTCGCAAGATCGAGTTGTCCAAGGAGCTGATCCGAGGGAGTCTCGACTACCAGCCGCAAGACGGGACGCTTTTCGCCTCCGTCTTGAGTCATGGCGAACCTATTCCGGG